GACTATGTTTAATTATTGCCCACCCGCAGAACTACAAGATTTACAATCAGAAACTTTTCCTGATGGTAAAAGATATTATACTTTACCTGATGGTAGTAGATTACCTTCCGTAACCACCGTTCTTGGTGCACAAAAGAAACAGGCCATTATGGAATGGCGTAAAAGAGTTGGTGAAGAAGTTGCTAATGCAATCTCAGGTAAAGCAACGAGGCGTGGTACCAATGTTCATACTATGTGTGAGAATTATTTGAATAATGAATCGGTGCCATTTCAAATGAATGATGCCTATGAAATGTTTCACTCTATCAAACCGTTTCTAAATAAAATCAACAACATTCATTATCAAGAACAGGCACTATGGTCTAAACAATTGGGTATGGCAGGCCGTACCGATTGTATTGGTGAGTATGATGGTGTGTTATCTTCTATTGACTTTAAAACATCCAAGAAGATTAAATCACATGAAGATATTGAAGATTACTTTTGGCAAACCACCGCATATGCTTTAATGTATGAAGAAATGGTGGGTGTTCCAATACACCAGTTAGTAATTATTATGGCAGTAGAACACCATCAACCAATTGTGTTCATTCAAAAAACGGAAGACCATATAGAAGGATTGGTCAAAGCAATACAATATTATAAGGATCAAAAATGAAAAAGATTTTTCTATCGTTAATTTTAGTATTAACATCACTAAACTCTTATGCGTGGCAACAACGACCAAATGCGGCTCAAGCACAATGTATTGTTCAAGCACCTTATGGTTTCCCAGCAACCAATCCTCCAATGTATCCAATCTGTCGTGAGGGTTATTTTGTCGGTTATGATTCTGCTGCCAAGTTACCAAGATATGTAACATATGTTTTACAACCACAAAATGCTTTAGGTTGTTTTCCAAGAACAAATGCTTTTGTTAAAGATGAAACAACACCAAACGGTCCTTCACCACAAGATTATACTGGAACAGGATACGATAAAGGTCATATGTCACCCGATGGAGACCAATCATGGGGTCAACAAGTGGAGTGGGAATCTTTTTTAATGACAAACATGAGTCCTCAAGCTGGTTCTTTCAATCGTGGAATTTGGAAGTTGCTAGAAACGAGTGTCCGTGGTTGGGCTGTGCAACGCAACCAATCATACACAATTTACGTTGGAGGTTTGTATTCCGTTACTGATAAGAAAATTGGTAATGGTGTAGTTGTACCTCACGGTTTCTATAAAATTGTAATTAATAATCAAACTAGAGAATATGCAGGCTGGGGTTTTCCACACACAGAACCATATCCAAACTTAGGTAATGACTTAACTAAATTCCGTGTTCCAGTTCAACAGATTATGGGTCAGGCCGGTGTAAACTTTCCATTACCACAAAGTGGTACAGAACTACAACCTGGTAAAGAATGGTCGGTAGACTTTGGTGCTTTAACCAATCAGAAGCGTGCAAAATGTGGTGCCAACGCATCCATTGATTGATTTATGTGTTTCCTATTTCACATTATAAAATAGGTGGTGGGTCGGGACTGGTATTAATGAATAAAAATATTGCCAAATGATAAATAATATAGTATAATACACTATACAGTTTATAACTCTAAGAGGAATTGCCTATAACATTACAATCTGAATCTGAACGCAATTAAAGATTCTGCCAACTATCGCAGGTGACGCTCACCTAATTTTTTAACACTCCACAATTTAAAATCAAATTCGCAATTGGAGACCAAGGCCAAAGTTTCGGCCGTAATTAACAAGGAGATATGATGAAAATCAGTCGGTCTAAGAGAATTACTTTAACTATATTCTCAACCTTTTTATTATTAGTAAATTTAATTCATCCAGCAACCAAAGCAATCGCACAAGAGATTGTTATTGCTGAAGTCGGTCCAGAATTCAACAGAGAAGTTGAATGTTTGGCACAAAACATTTATTATGAATCAGCCAAAGAATCCTTTGAAGGTAAATTGGCAGTAGCACAGGTTACTATTAATCGTGTGAAGTCTGGTAAGTTCGCAAACACCGTATGTGGTGTTGTGCAACAGAAAGACAAAATCAATGGTGTAACAGTTTGCCAGTTTTCTTGGTTCTGTAATGTAGCATACACCAAATTGATTCGTAACAACTACCAATGGGAAGAATCGGTAATTGTAGCAAAGAAAGCCTTGACAGAACCTGTGGCTCATGATATACTTAATAAACAAAATGCAATGTATTATCATGCCAACTATGTAAATCCAGGTTGGAAATTGACCAAGGTTACTCAGATTGGTAACCATATTTTTTATAAGTGATATGCCTACAAAACAAGAAATAAAAACTTTTAGTGCTTTGATTACAGAATTGTCATCCAAATTAAGATGCACACATATGGATGCCATTCTACAACATTGTAAAGAAACGGGACTAGAGGTTGAGGTGGCATCCACCTTAATCTCTTCCGCACTCAAAGCAAAGATTAAAGAAGAAGCACAAGAACTTAACCTGATTAAGAAAACATCTAAACTACCAATATGAATGACAGCACCGGCTTTGCGGCCTTTGCTTTATATAATGCTCTGAAGTTACATTTTACCAGCGACTCTTATGATTTCATAAAGTACCATGGTAAGACAAATGTTTCCAAACAAACATTTATGAAGCGAAAGGACAAATATTCGTTTTATAAATTATCTCGTAAATATTCCCTAGAAGAACTAAAACAATTTTATATTGCCAATTTCATTAGTGGTAATGGTGATTGGGTGGGTGATATGACTGGACCTGAAGGTGAGGCACACTATGCAAAGTGGCAAAAGACCAATCAGGCCTTGACATATACCTTTGAAAATGATATAATCTACCTGTTAGATAAAGTTGATGGTGCAGAGTTCTGGTCGTTTGATGATTACTTTAAACCCATTGATGGTGGTTGGCCTAATATTATTACCAGATTGATGAAGAACCATGTGGCATTAGAATCGGTTTGTATTCTAGTTGAGATTGCAAATATCATGCCAATGTGGGAAAAAGAAATTACTGATGATATACTATGGCCAACATGGCACAGATTGATTAAGAAATATACACCGTTTATACAATACGATAAAGAAAAAATATTACATATATTAAAGAAGAAGATTAGAGAATACGATGAAGTCTAAAGTTACAGGCATTTATTTGGACATGGATGGAGTTATTGCCGATTTTTATAAAAGGTATTTTGAAAGATATAAACTCGCACCAAGAGATGCAGAAAAGAAAAAAGAGTTTAACAAATATTTTGATGAGTTCATTGAAACTGAACAATTTGCATCATTAGATTTGATGCCGGGAGCCATGGAAGGAATTGAGTTTCTCCGTAAGGCACCAGTATTAACAGAGATTCTATCATCTACAGCAAACGAAGCAAGATATGATGCAATCTCCAAACAGAAATTGCTTTGGTTAGAAAAACATGGTATTGTATTCAAACCAAACTTTGTTCCAGGTAAAAGGCACAAATATAAGTTTGCTGCACCTGATAAGATTATTATTGATGACACTAAAAGTGTGATTGATGATTGGAACAATGCTGGTGGTATTGGTATTCTACATACTGATTGGCCAACAACATTGGCTATTTTAAAACTATATGTCTAAGGATGATTATGCAAGTTAAAGCAAATGAAAAAGTAGGCACCTGTGGTTGTGGTCGTTCACCAACAGGTGATTGTGTTGGTTGGCATGGATTGACCAATGAACAGTATAAAGTTAAACTCAATGAGTGGAACATTCAAACTGGTAAACAGTTACTCAATGAAGAAAACAAGGCTTGATTTCGCCTAAATATTATGATATACTAGCAGTTGATTATGAGAAGTCTTTGGATAAGTCGTTTTATATTCCGTTTATACACCGTTTAATAAGGAGCATTACATGAGTTTCGCAAATCTCAAAAGCCAATCCGGCAACCTCGACAAATTAGCAAAAGCAGTTGAGGCACTCTCTCAAGGGTCTGAAGGATCCGAAAAACCAGATAACTTCTGGAAACCCACAGTAGACAAATCAGGTAACGGCATGGCCGTCCTCCGTTTTCTCCCAGCATCTTCTGCTGATGGTGAAGATTCTTTGCCATGGGTTAAAATTCATTCACATGGATTCCAAGGTCCTGGTGGTTGGTTAATTGATAACTGTTTGACCACTAAGAATCAACAATGTCCTGTTTGTGAACACAATACTACATTATGGAATTCAGGCATTGAAGCAAATAAAGATATTGTTCGTAAACAAAAGCGTAAATTGAATTACATCGCCAATGTGTATGTTGTATCTGATGCTGGTAATCCTGCCAATGAAGGTAAGGTATTCTTGTATAAGTTTGGTAAGAAAATCTTTGATAAGATTACAGAAGCAATGAATCCTGAATTTGCTGATGAAACACCAATCAATCCATTTGATATGTGGAAAGGTGCTAACTTCAAGTTGAAGATTCGTAAGGTTGATGGTTATCAGAACTATGACAAGTCTGAATTTGATTCACCTGCACCATTGAGTTCTGATGATGCTGAGTTGGAAAAGATTTACAATTCTGAACATTCATTACAAGAATTGTTGAACAAACCTAGTGAATGGAAAACATACGACCAATTGAAGGCTCGTTTGGATAAAGTTCTCGGTTTGAATGGTGAAGCACCTAAGACAA